TGCAGACATCTTCGCCAAGAACATGGGTATCCCTCTTAAAATAGAGCCGGAACCACAGGGTGTCGATAAATACCTGTCAATGGCTACCAAGATTGCTAATTATATAGAAGAACATCCTAAGGTGGTTGAATACGGCGTTCCGGCTTTGACATTCGTTGCCGGTCTGTTCACTGGGAAAAAAGTGGAGCAGGCCAATGATAACATGTATGGGCAGCGTCCGGTACCGCCTCAACCGCAGGAAGAAATAGATTTTGATAAAATACCTGATTGATTATGGCATTAAGGAAATTATATATTGTGGTGGATTGCGAGAACGACGAGCAGAAGGAAGCTGTTCAGACCGCATTCAACGAATTGTCTAATACGCGGGCTTTGACCAGCCGGACGGTTATCAGCATGTATCCGTTTTTCAAAAAACATCGTGATGATCTGTTTGAGCTGTTCAATATGGTCAAGACAGGCGGTGTCAAATCGTTGTTGTCTGTAAGAGGTGGAACATTGATTAATAACTTGAGAAAGGGTTGATTATGAGAGTGGAAGGCAAATGTATAGGTGATTGCAGCAAATGCCAGTTGCTGGCAAATGGTGAGGTGGATATGATTCCGTGCATTCTTGACCAGATTTTTATCCGGACAAGGAAAATCGAGAAAGAAAACGCTTTTATCAGGAGAAGTCTTGATTCCATGATGCAGGACAGAAATACAATCCAACTTGCCGGTTTGAGTGATAACGAAGATAAAACAGATTGATTATGAAGTATACATTCAAAGAAATGTTGGACGATGCGAAAAGGGCGGGTCTGACAAGTGACAAGGTCATGATGCGCAGTGCGGAAAGCATGAGCGAGCTTCTGTGCCTTGTGAAGGAAGAACATCCGGAACTGTACTGGAAATTTATGCGTGAGCAACATGGAATCATGTATGGTAATCATTACAATGAAGCTTTTGCGATGTTTGATGTCGGCATGATGAGGTACATTGATAGGGATGGAAAGAAATGTGAGGGTGCGCACTGGACGGCGGAACAGATAGAGGCAAGTACCCGGATGATGGGATTTCCGGCTGGAACTACGAAATGGGACAAGTATGTAGCGTTCAATGCCTTTTATTCCGATCTTTGCACAGTTTATAATGATGAACAGATCATTAAAGGTGCTCATAAGTTCTATTTTGAGGATCAGGACTGGGGGGACACAACAAAGATTTGGGATTATGTGTATTGCAAGAATGCAATGGTCTGATTCTTTGTAACAGACGGTTTGTGCTTATCAAAAACCGAACCGTCTGTTTTTGATAAGCACTATGATTCCAGTTTTTCCCGTATTTCCTTCAGAAGCCGGAAAGAGCCTGCCATCTTGTAATTCCCAAGATTCTGTTCTGCCTGCATTATAAGGCTTTCTACTGTCAGAGGGAGGTCGGGAGAAAATGAGGATTTGTTGATTTGCAATGTTTTAGGTAATTCTCTCGTATTAAACCATTCCACCATTTCCCTTAATTCTTCCTCTGAGTAAGCTTCATGTGTTTTTGCATTTTTCATAATGATCTTGTTTTTGATTTCCGCAAAGATAGTGATTTGAAAGCAAATCACAATTATTCTGTATTACTTGTAGAAGATTCAGGAGTGTGTGAACGTATCAAGGATCTAGCTATTGCAAATTCAGATTCCGCACCGGCATTTTCATTTATTGAAATATGATAGAGACCGGCTGCATAATATGCCAATGCTCCTGCATATTTGTTATGAAGGTTGATTTCTCCGTTTTCTGAGATTGAAGGAGTTGGAATATACCTGAGACTGTATCCCCCCTGTTCTTTTACTGCATGGGCAATGATTGACCTCATGGTATCGTTGGTGATGAATGCTACCGGTATTGAGGGACCATTACCTACACCGGGAGCTGATGAATATTGTGCGCTGTATAGTGGCGAATTGTCCGGATATAACATAGTGACCGGATATCTCCACCCAGTCAGGTTCACACTGACAAGCCTGATATAGTCCGCAGGTATTTTTATGTAGGCAAAAAACAAACCGTCAGGACGTTTCTCGAATGAGATTGAGGATGAATCTGTCATTTCCGAAGCTTCGGCCATCACCCCTTCGTCATTCATCAGTGCGAGTAGTGCGAGTCTGATGAACTCTTTTAATGCCTCATCGGTCTCAATCGTGAAACTGTCTTCTTCTGTCGCACTCTCATTGATGATTGTGCGTAAAGTCTTTAGTATATCTTTTACAGGTATCATGAGGCTTAGTCTAATGGATAATTGGGAAATTGTATGCCGTGTTCTTTGCATAATGAGGACAGAGCCTCCTTATTTCCACATTGCGAGCGCGGTACTTTGAATCTGACCTCAAAAAAATCCTTCGCTTCAAGGAATGAGGTCACATTTTCAATATCCTCTTGTATGTCTCTGTCTTCTTGAATGCCTTTTTCTTTGGTCGGTTCTGCGCTTTCGGATTCTTTTTCTTCCTGCTTAGAAGATGCCGGAGGAATATAGGTGCACATCCGCTTTCCAAGGATGCTGTATCTTTGTTTTACCTCTGTTTCCTGTAATACGGAATTTACGTCATTTTCGTCATGTATTACATCTTCATCTTCTTCTATTGTTTCGGTAATGCGTCCTTCCCGATACCATTTGTGCGCCCTGATTTTCTCAGCCAGTTCTCTATCCGTTGTATGATAGGTTGATTTGCCACGGAAAAAAGCGGAGAAGTTGACGTACATCATCCGTCCGCAGTGAATGACTGCAAATGACAGTGAGGAGCTCGCAACGAATTTATAAAGTTTCTTCATACATTATTAATAATGATGAGGTGGATTTCTCCACCTCTGATGATGATTAAGGTTCTATTATACAGTCTGGGATTTAGGAACTGGAATCTCAACATATTCCGGAATGGACAGACGCGCGTGGGCATCTGGGAATCCAAGTGTCCAGCAGGAGAACTCTTGCATGACAACAGCGTCACTGTTACTTATGAACAGTTCTTTCAGATTGTATGTGCTGCGCTCCCAGTTCTGGAATACCCATTTGTCAAGATATTCAGGATCAAGAGAGAAACCTCTTCCGTTGAATCCCCAGGCGTTGAACAGGTCATGGCGGTAAAACAGAAGTTTTGTTCCCATGCTTTCGAATGACTGGAAGTCAAGTCTCCATTTGTTGTAGTCACGTTCCGGCTCGAAGATACGTGTGCGGTTGTTGGTCTTGATCTTGCATAATGCCGCATAGATGGTATTGTCAACAAATACAAGTTTTGTGCGGCTTCCGTTACCGGCACCTTCAATGATGCGTCCTACAAGGTCTACAAGCTCATCCTCCGAGATTACATATTGCTGCACATATTTTCCTTCTTCCACCACAGGATTTCCGGCAGAGTCAAGCACTTTTTCCCAATGTCCGATTTCAAGGTCTTTTCCGGCGCGGTACCAGATACCTTCACAAGTATATACATTGCCTTGTCCGTTCACCGCATGTTTGCTCTTGATTCCGAACAGTCCGGAGGCTTCCATACCGATACGCATGTCTTCCATTGCCATCCGTTCCACACGTGTGAATGACCATTCCACCTCGGTCTTACTCAACCGGTCATAGATAGTCTGCTCTACCTGCATGATAAAACGCTGGCAATATTGTTCGTCCGGAGACGGAAGCTGGTAATATCTTCCTGTAGACACGTCCTTCTCGGCGGCAGCACGTCCCATTCTTAGAAGGACGGTACCCTTTGCAAGGGTAGGAATAAGATAAGGGTTCTTATTGTTTGATTGTTTTCCGTTTACGGCATAGACAAGCGGAAGGTTGGTCTCACTGTTGATTGCGTGCACGCGCAGCATCAATGGGTGTTCAGGATCCACTTCATCGGTACCGGATTTGTAACCGGAAACAAACGTTCCGTCAGCGTTCAGGACAAGAAGCGTATCCATTGCGCCCACAATGTTATTATCCTCCAGTTCTATCGCTTTCGGAGTCTCGGTAGTCATGGCTTCAAGCTGCTTGGCAAGGGTAGCCCGTAGCGGACGCTGTCCGACACTGTAGTACTTGATTACGATGCTGTCCGATTTGTTTGTCGCCCCATGGCGCAGAATCTGATCAATAGGCGTGCCGGTAAACTTCATCTCGACAATTGTCTTGTCGATCTGCTTCACGTACCATTCCGCGTCCATGATTTTCTCGTTCTTTGTTACGGAACTTTCCCCGCCTACTACCTTTCCGCCATCCCCTAGATCCTGGACTGAGCCTCCGTCCGAAGCATCGGCGGCACATGCATAACCTCCCCCGGTCGCTCCGGCAAGGAACATGAGCAATACGGAAAAGAAAAATTTGAATGTTGATTTTAACTTTTTCATTGTTCTCGATTTGTTTTTAAATTTATAAATAAAAGTTGTGATATGAGCCTGAAAGCGATAGACGATTAAATACGTCTCTTCATGTCTTTATAACGTTGTAGGGTAGGATCCTCCACTTTTTCCTCACCTCCTCCGTTCCCGCCTCCTCCAAGGTCCGTCGGAGCTTTTTCCGCAAGATTCCTGTGTATGGCTCCCGGACGTGCGGTACGTCCCTGTTTACGTCCTTCCTCTCGGGCGGCTTCTATTTCCATGTCCATATTGAAGGCATGGATGATTCTTTTCCAGTCTTCCGCATCCAGTTCGTGCCGGATAATTTTATGAATGATACCGTCTGTATCCTGTGTTCCGTACAGCCATTCCAACATGGAAACTACATTCGCCTCATCAACATTGACCTGCCGCACGGCTTCTGTCAGTGCCTCATCTGTTTTGCGCAGCTTCTCTTCCGCATCTCTTTTTCTTTTTTCCTCATCGGCCGCCTCCTTTATCCGGGCAGCTTCTTTCTCTTTTGCTTTTTTGATGGCCTCTTCCGTTGTTGCAGCTTCCCTGATATCATCCCCGTAATTGGTTATCAGATATTCCACAAGAGAGAACGGTTCACCGTTCTCATCCATGCCGCTTGCCAGACCGGTCAGGATGCCGGCGGCTCTTGAGTCTTCTGCAAGAACTTTGTTGAGGTTCTCTCTCTGTGATTCACTATCGTCATAACGTTTGAAAGAGTCATCAAGGAATTCGCCGACAGCGAGGTCGTCCTCAAGGTCGAGGTCCGGTTTTCTGGATGAAACAATGTCTCTCCATGATTTTCTTTCTTTTTTTTCTTCCATGATATGTCATTGTTGTCTTATACTGACAAATTTAGCAGTATTTGTTCAAGCCGGATTGATATAATGCAATCTACAGGAAGTACATTCGCCATCATTTAAACAGGAGGTCACATGAAGCACAAGGGAAATATCAGCGAAATACAATTGATAAGGAACAAGGAGATTGTACGTACATTCATCGAATTGAAAAAGACCTGTGCGTTCTCCTACTACAAGGATATATGCAAGGAGATTGCGGGCATGAAGGCGAAGCAGCATTATGTCAGTGAGGACCGGGCTTACGTGATCTTATACAGATATCTGACCGAAGGCAATATACCTGATTGCAGTCTGTATAAATATGAAATGTATTCCAGTCTGATCCGTTGTTGCCTTGATATCATGAAAAAGAAATCGGAAGCGAATCTCCGTCTTATCGTAAGACTTGCGATAGAGAGGCCTTCCGATTCATTCGGGATAAGTCCTGACCGCATACAGCATATTTTGTGGAAAGCTGGAATGAAATAGGTGTACCGCTATGAAAATGAGATATTCCATGGGGCTTTACTTGTGCCTGGCCGTGTTATTGCCGTATCATGAATTCCTGTCAGGAAGTCACTGGCTTTATATGTTCGGACATTCCGGATGGCTTCATTATCTTCTGAACGGGATGGCATGGGCTTTTCTATGGAAGGTGATAACCCCTGCACGGACGCTGGTCGCATGGATGTTCGCTGTCGGAATATCATTTTTTATTCCTTCCGGCAGTCCTGTGATCGGATGGAGTGTCATTATCTACTATTATACGGGCTTGTGCCTGTCCTCCATGGATGGGGGAAGGCGTAATAGGCTGTTTGCCATAACCGCTCTCGGTTTCTTTCTGCCGCATATTGCGGGTGGATATCATGCGGCTATGCTGGCGGCCGGATGGATATTGCGTAAACTGGAGGTTGGATGGCAAAGAACATTAAAATAAACCATATAGAAACTCTTTTCTCAGCTATTGTCATAAGGAATGCGGAGGAGATGATCCGCAGGAACCGTGAACGGGAAGCGGAACTGTTCAAGTCCTACAACCCGTTGACAGGGGAGAACGCTCCCGGAAAACGGAAGAGGATATATCTGGATGATTTTATAAATTCATCTGTTTTCCTTCCTATCGAGATGTTCTCCACCGGTTTTATCTATAAACTGGATCTTGCCGGAAGTATAGAGGAGTTCTGCTGGCAGACATACGGGGAATATAATGAGGATCTTCGTAATACTGTCATTCAGGAGTTTCTCCGTTACTGGGCTAAATACGACTTTTATTTCTATTGTTATGCGTATGCGCGTATCAAAAACAAAGAAGGAGGGGAGGATGTGCCTTTCCTGCTACGTCCGGCGCAGGTAAAGCTGGCTGAGACGTTTGAAAGGATGCGCCGTGCCGGCAAGCCTATCCGTGTCATATTGTTGAAGGCCCGCCAGTGGGGGGGATCCACATGCACACAGATATACATGTCATGGATACAGATAATGCATGTGAAGAGCTGGAACAGCATCATTGTCGGACATCAAGGGGACAGTGCGGCTGAAGTTAAGGATATGTATGTCAAGCTCATAACCCAACTTCCTGAATTCCTTTTTTATGAAGAAGGGGTGGAGTTTGACGGCTCTCTTCCGAAGATCAAGGGAGGGGGAACTTCTAACATAAGTCTTATACCTTCCCGGAACTGCAAAATCAAGACGGCAACCGCGATGAATCCGGAGGGCGCCCGTGGTGGTGATTCGGCCATGGCGCATTGTACGGAGGTGGCGTTTTGGCCTCAGACGGAAAAGATGGATCCGCAAAAACAGGTGAAATCATCCTGTTCGGGAATCCTGTACAAACCGTATACGATGATTGTGTATGAAAGCACGCCGAACGGGCAGAATTTCTACAAGGATGAATGGGATCGTGCCAATGGAACGGATGATCATGGGGAGAGACTGTCCGCATTCGAGCCGTTGTTTGTCGCATGGTGGGAGATAGAGGAATATCGTCTCGATCCGGAAGATATGCTGGAATGGGCCTGTACCCTGATAGAAAGGCGTAACGATAAGTCCGGAAACTGGGACTATATGTACTGGCTGTGGACTATTGGAGCGACATTGCAAGGCATCTACTGGTACAGGCAGAAGATGAAGGAGTATGCGGACATACAGGACATGCAGCAGGAGTATCCGTCCGATCCGGTGGAGGCATTCAAGTATTCCGGGCAGCTTGTATTTGACATTTACAAGGTAGAACAACTCAGAAGGTTCTGCCGTGAGCCGGTATTCCAAGGGGATATTTCCGGAAAATCCCCGAAAGGTGAACAGGCTGTCGAAGGGCTGAAACTGTTCAGGCGTAAAGGAGGGGAATTGAAAATATGGGAGATGCCAGACAAGACATGGAGGTTGGAAAACCGCTACTTTGTGTCAGTTGATATCGGGGGGAAATATAGGACGAGTGATTACTCTGTGATTACTGTGCTGGACCGCGCGGATATGATGGCCGATAGCGGAGTGCTCAATGAGGACGCTGGACCGCGTGTGGTGGCGGAATGGTACGGGCATACAGATCCGGACCTGCTTGCGATCAAATGTGCGCAGATTGCGTCATTCTATAACAATGCTCTGCTCATTGTCGAGAACAACACGGCTTACAGTAAGCTTAATGATGTAGACACAGACAACGTCAGCGAATTGTTCTTTCCCATTCTTATCCCTCTTTATGATAATGTATATGCGCATAATCGGAGCGAGTTGGAAAAAAGGAGCCAGAAAGAAACCAGATGGGGGTTTAATACCAACCGTAATACAAAAGTGGCCATTATTAAGTATATGGAACAGTGTGTGCGTGACAAACTGTGGATAGAGCGTGAAACCGGAATGATAAAGGAATTGGGATGGTACATGAAATATCCGAACGGCAAATACGGCGCGCTTGCGGGGAAGCATGATGATCGGGTAATGAGCAGGGCAATAGGATTATACGTGAGCCGTTTTGAATGGGACAGATATCCGGTGAGGGTGTTGCCCACTATGGAAGAGAAAATGAATAACATGAAACGCCTCAACAGGTCGGCGACGGGTGCGGAGGCTATATTATATAAAAATTAGTAACATTATGGGAAAAATTAAGTTGTTTTTGAAGGCGGTAAAAAGCCTTGTGCAGAAACGCAGGATCGCAAGTCTGTGGAAGTCCAGCTTGTTATTGAAAAAGGCGATAGAAGAGGCTGAGGAAAAGAATAAACAGGACGGAAGGCGTTATTTTGTCATATGGGATCCTGCACAACAGAAGCTCATCTCTATCACTTATGATTATTATAAGGACAGGTGGGACAGTTATAAATATCTTTTTCATCGGGGAAGGTTCCGTATGCGAATGAACCGAGGGCAGTTGAAAGAGATGTGCTTTTATTACACGAAAAGCAAGAACGGCTCACCTTCCTGCCAGGACGAGGAAAGAAAGGAGAAAATGATAGAATGGCAGAATTATTATCATCGTCTGCTGGTTAGTGACAGGATTCGTGTTATTTCTCGTTGCTGGAATTTAAAGTCATTATGGAAGAAGATAACTTTGCGCTCAAATAAAATAGCACATAAGTATTAGTTTAAGGTTTTAGGGACTCGGGCTTGTGAAAGTCTGAGTCCCTTTTATTATATACATTTCATTGTGAAGCTCTTGCTTATCTTTGAATAATAAAAAATATATTTATATGGAAAGATTTGATTCTTGCTTTCATCCTCATCATGCATGTGATCCTCATCCGAATGAATATCATGAAAATATTCATTATACGCCTGATCAGATTAATGCATTGCTGGGGCTTATTCCTTATAAGGCGGACAGAGCCGAAGTCCCTAAAATGGAAACGTTGAACGATGTCAATTATATAGGTCATGTGGCAACTTCTGAAGCGTTGCCGGACAAGATGGAACAACCGTCATGGGCACTTGTCGGCAGTGTGAAGAAAACAAAGCCGTACTTCTACTATGTTGAAGGATTTGTTCCTAAAGGATATCGGGCCGGATGGAATGATTTGAGCGGTGTTCTGGGAACTTATGATCTCACAGTCGATAAGGTGAGCATCTTCGATTATAATCTGCTGACTGAATATAATGTAAGCCGTAATCATACCCAAGATACCCGGATATTCTCACATGATTGGAAGGAACAGAGATATTTCAGTGCATTTCCTGATTATGTTGAAGGGAAGAAATACAGACCCTGTGATCGTGTCAACATGCCGGGGTACACAAAAACGTCGTTTGTAGCACAACGAAGCACGTCCAAGGCCCCTTTTGTTGTAAAGAAGAGCAATGTGTTTACTTTTGAAGATGCCATAGCGCTTGTACCGGAGGAATACAGAATACCCGGCATGAAGGTCACGTTTGTTTCTGCTTACACCAATCAGGCTGAAACATGGTATTTTAAGGGAAATTCTGCTTCGCTTTGGAAAGACAAGAAAAGCTGGTGGAAGATTGATTTAGAGGCGGAGCGTAATGAGATTCATGCTGAAGAGGTATTCATTGAGAAGATGGAAGCACCGGAGATGGTGGCTGATAGGGCTATAGCGGATGAGAACGGCAACCGTATACCGGACACTTATCTTACACGCAAAGCTGTCAGACGTCACATTGAGGATACATTCAATGATATGTTCATTGATAATCCTCCTACCGTGATGGACGGGATGATAACGCCCGAGATGCTTAGTGAATCCACCAAACAGCTTATCGGTAACAAGAGCATAACCAATTTTGCGGATGATGAGGATATTACATCGGTTCACGGTCAACTGAAACTGGCTAATAAAAGGTATGATCCGAATAATTACTCAGGGAAGGGAAGATGTTATCTGCGCAAGAATCTTGTGGCAGGGCGAAATATTCTGACCCAGTCCATGATATGTTGGTCTGATACGATTTATGTCATACAGTATGATTATGATTTGGAGGGGAAAACTATCACTATTCCGTCAAAATGCACTTTAGATTTTCAAGGAGGGGGATTTAGTAATGGTACTGTCGTTGGCGACAATACCAAAATTGAAGCAGGACTGGAAAAGATATTTGGTGCTATAACAATAAATGGTAGCTGGGATGTGGCGGCAGCTTGTCCTGAGTGGTTTGGGGCACTTCCAGATGGAGTACATGATTGTACTGAATCTATACAGGATACCATTAATAATTTTGATATTGTTAAATTAAACAATGGAATTTATTTTATAGGTAATACGATTCAGGTAAGAAGTAATATTACTTTGTTTGGAGAAAAAGGTAAAACTATCATAAAATCTCCAACTACTAAGGAGTTTGATGTAAATGATTTACCAAATGCGAATACCCTTCCTTATATTTTTTACTCTGAAAAAGCTGTGAAAGTTCTATTTAGAGGGCTTTCTTTTATATTGGGGGATTACTATAATGGTATAGGTTTTAGGCAAAGTGTCAATGGGGATACGGATGAGTGGGACGCTAAAATATATGTAGAAAACTGCCATTTTGAGCATGGGTATAGAGCTGTAAGTATTGAAAGGACTTATAGAGAATGTAGAATAATAGATTCTATCTCATATTACGCATGCGGTGACTATGCTTTTTTTATGGAAGGAACTGATAATTCTATTCATAATAGTACGGTTGGGAGTTGTCAACAAGGAGGTATTTATTTATCTCAAAATTCAAGAATGTCTAATTGTAAAGTTTTTGTTGCCAATAAAGCCTGGAGATATAAATATGATGCTGTTACTCCTAGAAGTAAATACGCAGTTTATGTAAGTGGCAGTTATTGCAATGTAACAGGCTTGGATATTCAACAAAATTGTGCAAATGGTATTTATGTGGGAGGACATGATAATTATATTCAAGCTGTTCTGAATGCTAATGGGTATCAAAGAGATAAACAATCCTCAATATTATGTGCTAATGCCGTTTTGAAGTGTAGTAATAGTATATTAATATTTACTTCAACCACAGGCTTTTTAAATAGTTATGTATCTCATTATCTATATTCTGTAGGAAGCCCAGCTTATGCTGTTAAAGGTAATTATATAAATATAAATACGCATGATGAACCAGGAGAAGATACTCCTTATGTGTTAAGCAATTTTTCAGCTTTTAATAATATAATATTTAATGGAGCGAATATAACTAAATGCCATAATCTTCCTGAGGATTTTGTTAAAAACAACATTCATTCAGAAAATGTATCTAGGGGAGAAAGAATGTATGTTACAGTTGGTGCTGGTAAAGCGGTTTCTTTTGATTTGGATGTTACAACTTTTATCACACAATATACTGTTATACATCAGTATTTAACTTTTATAGTTAATCCGTCATTAGCAGTCGTAGATACGCCCTTGTATGAAGTTGGAAGATATAAATTAATAGTAAATGTTGACAACATAGATTATACTCTGAAAACCGATATGTTCCAAAACGGGTTAGTATCAATAGAATCTATTAAATATTTATACGATATAATACCGGATCCGAAGGATTCACAGTGTAAATTAAGATGGGAATTAGCAAATACAAGTAAATCCGCTATAAACTTGGCAATTGATTACCCTATAATTGAAATATATAAAAATAATACAGGTTATGGAAACAGTTATGAAACTAATATTATTCCGACGGATTTGAGTAAAGATTTTTGTAAGGATAAGAAGGGAATTTATGGGAAAGTTGCAGATAATACTTATGATATTAATTTGGGGATTATAAGGTTTAATAATGCAATTTCTGATTCTCCGGAATCTTATGAATACATTAAGATAACTAAAGTTCCGACAAGCGGTTTTCGTTTTTTATATTCGACATATAGGATATTAACCGAATATTCTTTGCTATATGTAGATAATAAATTGTATATACTATCTGATAGATACGATACTGGCAATGATTCTTTTTTAAATATAAGATGGATATTTGACCCTGTTTCTTATACATTAGACATTTGGATTAAAGTTTCTTCAAAATATGGCAAATTGATAGTGAGAGATACCAAATGGGCTACTCTTAACACTTATGAGTGGTTCCCTAAAAATACAGATCCATATCCGGTAGAGGCTGTTGATGCTGAATTTATTACCTCGGATATACTTACTTTGCCTGATACTTTAATTGGGATAAAAACCTATGATACGTTTGGAAATATATTAACCTGGTCTAAGTCTGATTGGATAAATCCTGACGGAACTTTAGCGACAAAGGTTGTTTTCGCAAGTAAATTAAATGATTTTATTAAAAGTAATACTATATATAATATTATCAGATATATAGATTTGGAAGGAAAAACTCTTACTGTTCCTGATAATAGCGTGCTTAATTTTATTGGAGGTACTATTGGAAATGGAACTATAATTGGAAATAAAACTAAAGTCATAAATCTAAATGTTGATAGAATTGTTTTATCAGGGACTTGGTTTGATTCAGGAATTACTTCTAATAGACCTACTAATGTTTTAGTAGGATTTCAATATTTTGATAGTACATTGTCGAAACCTATATATTATAAAGGTAATAATGAGTGGGTTGATGCTACAGGTGCAACAGTATAATAACGATAATTAAAATAAAAGCCATGTTACAAGGATATCAAATAAGAATGCTAGAAGAGTATAAGCAACTTAATGACCGGGTAGAAAAGTTGGAGAAATTCATCAATGAATCTCCGGTATTTTCTAAAATGGAAGTGCATAAACAAATACTTCAGCGTTGGCAACTGTCGGCAATGAAATCATATCGTGATGCCTTAAAGAGAAGATGTCTGGCAGAAGGATTTTCTCCGTTGACTGGGGATGGTCTGGAATAAATGTTAATTCTATAACTTTTTTAAAAAACATCATGGAAGATAACAACATACAAGATTCTTGCTGCAACAGCAAGTATGCAAGTATCAGGCAGATGGACAAGCTTGATGAAATGTTGGGAAGAAGATTCCCTTTCTATCCTCGTACAGTGATACAGGCGATACATGACGGAAGAACTGGCGCGTCGTTGGAAGCGATACTGGCACAGTATAACAATATTTATGTGCAGTATCAGGGTACAGCGGGACGTACGAGAAATATTGTTCCGAAAGAAATGAGGCGTAAGGGGATCATCATATCATACGTGGATATGCAGGGGAATGCCATAACCGAGAAATGTGTGAATGATGCACATAGGGACAACTTTCGCTGGGGGCTTGATGTCAACTGGGTACGTGTGGACGAACTAACACTCTCTGGAGATATTTCCGTATCGGTAAAAGGCACATGGGTGATTAACGGTGAGGATACCGGCATAGCTGCTTTGGGGCCCAAAGGGGATAACGGACTTACCCCGTGGCTCAAAACGATAGATAACAAGCTTCACTTCTCCTATGATAACGAGACATGGGAGGTGTGCTCGGATTACATTGCAGCTTATTTCCGTTTTCAGGATAACAAATTCCAGATATCGCGGGATAACAAAACATGGTCAGATCTTAGCGGAGAAGTTACAAACAGTTTGTCTATTAAAGCCTATGTAACAGATAAATCACAATATCCTAATCCTAAGCAGGGTGATATGATTATGGTGGGACCTACCTATGCGGACGATGATACCGAACATACCAAGCCCATCTACCACCTGAATATTTATAATGCCGAAGGATGGATAGATAATGGCCCGTTCCAGTCCATCAATGCCGGTGTGGTGCAGGAACTGGGGAATAGCGAAACTGAAGTCATGTCACAGAAGGCTGTAAGTGAGAAATTTTCCGAGTTAGAATTAAAAACAGATTTAGTTTTTAATTCTACAAAATTAATCAATACTACTACCCCACCGCTATCAAATATCGGGGAAGGTTATACGGCTGCTGGAAGTACGGCTGGCAATGGATGGTCTAAATCTGATTTTATACCTATTAATTATGGCGATAAGATAGAGTACAAGCTTGATGGGTGGCAAAATTTCTGTATAATAGCATTATTTAATGCTAATAAAGAAATAATAATCGAAGGGCAGATAGTAGGGAAAACAGGAATTTTTAGTGGCTCTAACAATTTTGTCTCGGGCGTTTTTGTTAATACTGACAATAATGTAAAGTTTGCGATAGCTCAGACAAGACAAGAAACTGTGGGTTCTGTATCTATTAAAGTTACTAATTACACGAATGATTTTATTAATAAAGTTGAGTTTGAGGCTTATAAGAAAGAAAATGAAAATGGGGAAAAAGAACTAACAGAAAGTATTGCACAGATAGACGGAGTGTTATATTCTAATGAGGAGGATAATATAATTATCAACAATTCATCTGGTAATGGTATTGCCTATTCAAACGGTAATAACGCTGGTAGTGGTCATTATGTAACAGAAAAGATAGCAGTATTTGAAGGGGATAGAATTGATTATACCTTATCAGAAGCAAGTAATTTCTGTATGATTGGCGCGTGGAAAAATGGGGTGTATTCTCAGTCTGATTCAGTTGCTGGAATTGCGTCTTTAACGAGCGGTACATATATTGTACCCAAAGGAATTACAGAAGTTAAACTTGGAACAAACGTATATCAAGGGGCAACAGCCAAGATTATAAGAAAAGAATTTAGATTTGCTACAAAAGAAGAATTTACTAAAATTAAAAATATAAAACCATTCAACACAGATATAGATGAACATCTAATTGATGAGGTGTGTGGAAAATTCTATGGAGAAAGAGCTATTGCCCATAATAAGTATATGACTTCTGCAAGTAAGATTGTATATGTTGATACAGTTGGAGGTAACGATGATGATAATGGATTGTCTCAAGATACAGCTGTAAAAACTCTTACAAAAGCAAATGAAATACTTATAGATGGTGACACTCTGTTAATAAAAAGAGGTAGTGTATTTATTGCCGAAGAAACTATTGAAAAAAATGGCATTATCATTGATTGTTATGGTGACCCTACAAAAGAAAAACCAACTTCATACAACCTTATCGATGTAACAAATTCTACAAATATAGAAAAAGTAGTTGGTTATCAGAATATATATAGAATTGCATGGGAAAACAAAGGCGCAAGTGGAAGTGACAGAGCTGCAATACAAGTATTTGTAGATGGGAAAGCCTGTGGGGACTGGACGATATATACAAGATATGCTCCAAGCGACTATGACGTAATAACCCAAGAAGGAGCAATGAAGTATCTTGATGAAAATGTAGATGACGCTGCGTGGTGCGATGCTTACTTAAACAATGGGTTCAGTAATGGATGGGAACCTGGAACAAATTATATATACTTTGCAGTATCATTTGACGCAACAGACCAGGCAACGCTAAATAATCACAAGATTCAAATCACAAGAAGTGTAGGGCAGTTGGTTAAGTTTACAGGAAAAGATACCGACTTGCGAAACTTTATATGGCAAACAATATGCTTTAATGTAGTTGACCCGTGTAAATTTAACGAAAATGTAGAATTATACAATTTTGTAAGACATGGATTCCATTATGAATGTTCTTGGTTTATGAACTGCAAAACAGATGTTTTGGAGGGTATTGGTAAACATTATCATTATCAGCCTAAGAACGACCAAACGTATTATGAGGAAATTATAATTTTTGGATGTAAGGCTATGAGCCGAAGACAAGACAGACAAGGCGAGTTATTTGATGGGCATGGAACTAATACGTCTACTCCCGTTGTAACATATAATAGGGCATACGTTATTAATTGTTATGCAGAAAACTTATTATATGCGTCAGATTCTCCCAATATAGCTAATACCTATATTAAAAATCTTGTATTGAAAGATTGTGCATCTATATCAGTTTATAGAAATAATACTATAATAGACGGTGTTTTTGGAACTCTAAATCCTATATCTAACACTCCAATAATAACCACTCCGTCAAAAAATGGAAATGGTTTATTGAAGAACGTACATTTAAATATAAATTCTGAAAATGGCGGAACATATTTAATGTATGATACTGGATATAACAAAGAATACGGTAATATGGTGTTTGACGATGTTTGTCTGTTGGTGCGTAAAAAAGCTGAAAATGCAGGGACTTATGAATTGTCAACAACATTTGCATTTTGGAATGGCAATTCAAATTTCAAATTTAAAGGATGCACATTTGCCTGCAAGCACGACAGCGGTGTTAAAGAAAATTTCGCAAGAAATACGGATGATACGACAGATTTTTCATTAATGCAATTTGAAGATTGCATAATTGCAGGTATTGTAAATAATAAAAATTTATCTAATGATGGTATAACTTGGATTGATAACACAGATGATTTGTTCTTGTCAGAGTATCTGCCAAGGCTTATGTACGTTAATGGAGGATTAAGAATTTTAAAGAACTTGTAGAGTAATTAGAAAAGTTTTTTTGTAAATAAGCCAACTGGCGCAGTCTGCCTCTGCGCCAGTTGGTTTACGTTTTAATATATTCCTAATATTTGTTGATTAGTTGAAATTAAATAATTTTTCAAAGTTTCCATCACTAAAGGCTGTTTCTAAGTTGTGTATCTTTTCGTCTCTTCCCTCTTTTAAAGAGGTTATATGTAGGATGTTTGCTGCAACATCCCAAGTCTCTAATCCGAATTTATTAAGATACTCTTCTACTGCTTTGTCTATACCGTCAAAATCATTTGTAGTGTCCAATCCTGCTACAATAATTGCTTTTTTCTCTGCACTGACACCAATACATTGAATGGAATCAAGTCCTTTTTGCTTTACCCTATAGTAGTTGAATACAGTTGTCTCTTTACCGTTTTCTTTCACTATCTTTTTCATGAAAGGTAGCTCTGGAGATTGTTCTGGTAAAACTACTAAATCCCAATTTATAGTTATTGTTTTACCTGGAACTTCAGTGAATACAGTATCAATATCATCCATATTGCTTGAAGAAACTGTTTTATTAGCTTTATTGCCACAACTAGCAAATACAGCTAAACATGATAAAAATAAGAATACATTTTTCATAATTATTAATTTTAAGATTTTCATAATCGCAAATATAGCGATTTGTTCATGAATGTAAAATATTTGCATGGAATTTTGTATCTTTGCATCGCACATAGCGATGTGCATCAGGATTTGGACGGTTCCGATATAGTTTCGGGCCGTCCTTTTTTGTTTTCACACTGGTTGGTCTTGTGTATGTTTATCCAATATGTGACAAGGGCGGCTGTCTTTCCCAGATTGCCGCCCTTCCTGTTCAATAATGATTAGTAATCAGGTATAACAAAGGTATACAAAGATATAAAACAATCTTATTAAAAACAATCGGTAATGTAAAATCTTGTGATTTATGTTGTAAATTACAATTATATGCGTATTTTTGTGCAAAAAATATAAAGTATATGAAAAGGTTGGTTATAGCCTCATTGTTTCTGCTTCCTTTTTTTGCGGCAGGGGTGGGGATGACATCATGCGGTGATGTCGCTAAAGTGTATATTTGTACAGGTCCGAAAGCCAGGGTATATCACAAGACGGACGAATGCCGTGGGCTGGACAGATGTTCGGGAGATGTGAAATCCGTAAGTCTTGAACAAGCTAAGGGTATGGGTAGGAGAGAATGTAGAATATGTTATAAATGAAGAATATCATGAGTGATAAAACGTATCGGATTGTTAAAGTTGTAATAATGATTATTGCATTGGTCTTGGGGTTTTTATATGTCCTTAATGGACGTTATGTACGTGTTTCTGAAAATCGTATTATTGATACGTGGACAGAGGAATATTATAATGTACGGAGTAATGAAGTCATAAAAATAAAACGCTAATATTAACACATAAATGATTTTAATAATATTATAAAAATGGAAGGTATTGCTAAACTGGTTATGTCGGCATTGGTGCTTTTGATGTCTGTTGATATGTGTGCGCAAAAGATAAACACAAAGGAATTTGATAAATATATCAGAAAATATGATTCGTTGGAAAAATATCTTGCTACTCATTCGACTGATAGCACATTGTCCTTTTGGGACACAGCTTCAAAAAAGAATCTTCCACTTAAGGATTTGTATGCTTATGCTTCCAAAAAGAGGCTGGATGAAATTGTCCAGTTCTATAAAGATGCCTCAGATGATTCTTATAGATATAAGGACTTGCTTTCGTTGTCAGATACTCTTATGGAGTTGGGGATAGATATAAAAAAAGAGATAAGCGGTGGAAATTCACAGAAGAAGATAAAAAACATATACGTGTATGATTCAGATGAGAAGAACGCATTTGTATGTCCTGATGGGACAATATGCGTGGCTAGTTCCATTGTTTATGAGTATAGTTTTCAAGAACTGTTTGGTATTCTTTCACATGAGATGGCACATTTCGTTATGGAGCATAGTCTTCAGAAAAAATACGAGGATAGGAGGAAGGAAAAGAAACATAAGTTTTGGGCTGCCGTGGCGGTGGCGGCAAATAGTATGGCAAGTGCATATGTCCAAGCTAATGGAGGGGTGAAACAGGAGGATTCTGATGCTTATTGGGAAAATGTTCAAAAAAATAATGATTTGTTGATGAATGTGTTTGACTACAGGGCGGAACTGTCCAAATTCAAGTATTCAAGAGAAAAAGAAATAGAAGCGGATATCATGGCTTATAGATTTATGGAGTTTTCAGGAATGGATCCCAAAGAATATATAAATGCGTTATGTAAGTTGGTTGGGTTTTCGAATGATCGGAACGATCCGGATTATAATAAAAAAAGGCATGAATTTCTATATCGTTACTATGATGAGGACAAGGAGTCTACACATCCCTCATTGGCTTATCGGTGCTGCTTGTTGGAACATATAGCAGAGTATGATCTGAGAAAGAAGCATAAGAAATAAAACTCTGACACATTTCGCGTATGTTTTCGACATGTTTCTTGCGCCACTTATATAATAGCCTCATCTTTGCCATACTGAGAAAAATTTATTGTTTAATTTTTGGGTTTTATAGAAAAGATATGTATATTTGCAATGACCTACATGATATCCATTTTTTATGCTTGTTTGTAAAGCGTTGCAATATACTTTTGCGGCTGTTACCCCCGTGTGGAGAAGTTAATGCTCTCCCTGCCTTTGGATAGGTGTAGGTCAACGGGAAAGGACAGCCGTTTTTTCTGTCTATAATGCCAAATAAAAAGACCTACAATTATGGCAAAAGAAATTATTAAATTCGATTACAACGGTAATCAAATTCCTTTTGAAAATGGGAGTAATGTTATGGTTAATCTTACAGCTATGGCGAAAGCCTATCCTGATAAGAATCTAACCCAAATTGTTAACTCGCAAGAAATCAAAGAATACTGTGCTTCACTTTCCAAACTACAAAATTATAGTTTGGCTGATTTACTGCAAGTTAGGCGTGGAGGAGATAATCCGGGTACTTGGGCACACCGTCTTGTTGCTATCCGTGTTGCCCAAAAATTAAATTCCGATTTGGCGGTGTGGGTGGATATGAGAATAGAGGAACTTTTAACCACTGGAAACACATCGCTTCAACCTCAACTTCCAAACTTCAACAACCCTGCCGAAGCCGCCCGTGCATGGGCAGACCAATACGAGAAGAACCAAACACTTGCATTAGAAGTTCAACAGCAGCAGGAAACTATCGAACTCCAACAGCAAGAACTTACACAATCCGCTCCGAAAGTCACCTACTACGACAATCATTTGCAGAGTGTGAACACACAGACGAGTACACAAGCCGCCAAGCAGATAGGAATGGACGCTGAAAAGCTTCACAAGAAGCTGAAAGAAATCGGAATCATTTACCGGCAAAGCGGACAGTGGATATTACATGCACCTTATTCCACTTGGGGGATGCACTCTACCCGTACACAAACCTACACACGTTCGGACGGTTCTATAGGGACAAGTGTATATACTGTATGGACACAGAGAGGTGTGCGTTTCATCATTGCCCTGTATGAAAACGGTTGGAACGTGAAGAAAGCTATCAAGCAAATAAAAGGTGAGCTGAATCCAGCCGCGTAATTTGAATTTTACTTATTAATTAATCCAATGTATTCCCCGTCTTGCTTATGGCAGCGGGATGGTTCGTCACACCCCCTAATAGTTGTGATTTGCAACCGTTACAATTAATTTAAAATGAATTTTATTATGAACAACAAGGATATTGAGGAAATGAAGAAACTGGTTCTTATGGTGCTGGAGGAGAACAGGATATTGCGTGAGATGCTTGCCAAGGAGTGGGAGCGGGGAGGATGTCATGCTCCCATGACTTTGAGCAAAGGAGGAAAGTGATAAAATCAGTTATAAAAGTTGGCGTTTACATTGTGATTGCCAACTTTTTTTTATAGCTTTGCATAAAAAGTATGCAGAATGGGAAATTTCAGCAGGCAACAGGAAGAAAAGAAGGATGTTAGGGAGAAGAATAAAACGAGGCGGGAAAAACTTGCAGGATATTTTTTTGATTTGTCTAAACTCTCATTTGCTGGTCTTGTTATAGGAGTTGTAATACCATTATATTCAGATTTATCGAATGAGAATAATTGGTATTCTATATGTACTGGTATTCTATTAACGATTATTTCGGCGGTATTCGCCAATAAGATATTAAAATAACATCGATATGGACGCATTAGGTTTTATTTTTACGGTAGGAATTGTAGTGGTAGGTGGTATATACCTCTGGACTTTTACAAAAAGAGGAAAAAAATGGTTAGAGAGCCTATGATTATGGATGCATTGACAACGATTTTTTTAATAACTAGCGTCATAGGTTCCGCATTGGTCATTTGGTCACACACCAAGTCTGGGGAAAAATGGCTTTCAAACTTATGAGCAACTATAGCAGACTGCAAGAAGTAAAGAAAGAAAACAAGGAAAAGGACAAGGTAAGACGGGAAAAGCTTGCCGGGTTGTTTTTTGATTTGGCAAAACTTTCATTTGCCGGACTTGTTGTAGGTGGAATAGTTTCCATGAAGCCTGATGTAGATATAACCCTTGACATATACAGGGTTATTATAGGTGGAGTCTCTACAATCATCTTTATTAGAATAGGAAATACAATCTTAAAATAAAATGGATTATGGACATGTTAAGTTTAGTGTATACAATAAGTGCTGTTGTAGGTGGTGGATTTTTGGTGTGGCTTAACACAAAATCCGGAAAAAAATGGTTAGAGAGCCTATGATTATGGATGCGGTAACAGATTTTATCATTGAAAGATTAAAGAAGCTTGATGATATGTTCAAGGGTATTTTCATCAAATATGCTTTTGACAGCATGACTGATTTTCATATAATTGAGATATCCCCGGAAAATATTAGAAGAAGAGATGATGAATACATAAGATGGGAGTCCGATATGTGGAATGATTTCTTTGCCATGTTCCCGGATGAGGATTTGCTTATCTCGAAGCCTTGCGAGTCTAATGATATGTATAATGTGTTGTTTACCAATAAATTTTGCTAGAATGCCGGAACGGCAGGAAAAAACAAACATTAAAGGGTTATCATTATTGGTAACCCTTTAATGTTATCGTTTTATTGTCTATACACCTTTTCAACTTCTTTCTTCACTTTTTTAGTGATAGTCTGTTTCTTGTATTTTTTTTCCATATCTGGGTATTCCGGATGTTCTTCCAACCATTCTTTTTTATCTTCGGCTTCGTCATATTTTCTTTTGAGTTTTAGGAACTCTTTTTCATTTTTCAAAGTTTCCTTCTCTTTTTCATTGAGGTTGTTGATGATGTATTTCTTTTTTATTTCAGAGTCTTTCCTTTTAGATGTTCCGTCTGAATAGGGCAGTTTCTTTCTGTAGTCATTAAACAGTTTTCCAGCCTCATACATCTTGTTCAGATATTCATAAGGTCCCATATCCTTGTATAGTTTCTCGGCCATTTCCTTTCGTTGGGATTTGGGAAGGTTGATTAGGAACATAAAATCTACAAGGTCGGGGCGTCCTTCCCTTATGGCGGATTCGGCTCCCAGATAAATGTTTTCCAGTGTCTCTACATTTAATCCGGCAAATTTCCCTAATTTGGCGGCCAGCTCCCTTTGTACATTCAGGTTGAATCCGTCTTTTACCGCCTCGCTTATCAGATTTGACATCTCTGTAATGAATGAGAGAGGATCATATTTGTTCCCTTTTGATATGGCGTTGACAAACTGTCCAATGGAAGTTCCTCCCAAGGAACTTAAAGCAGCAGATAAAAATATGCTTTTCAATTGTTCATCAGTGAACCATAAATCCTCATCCCCGTCCCCGTATCCGAATATGGCGTAGATATTGGATATGAGTGGTGCTGTGATTCCTGCAATACCATATCCTCCTGCCGCCCACAAGCCTCCCATTACAAATAGTCCGAAGGTGGCTTTCCTCAGCCCGGTAAGATAGCTGCCCATCATTGTTCTTTGGGCTTCGTCTTTATTCATTCCGGATTCAATGTTCAGATTGTATATCCTTTTTGCTCGTGCCATTTCAAGAAGCCCCTCAATACCCATCCGCTGGTATCCTATGTTGCTGCTTTGGTAAGTGGTCAGCGCCTTGTAGAACACATTGCCGCTTGCCTGCATGGGGGACATCATTTCCGGGCTGGAACTCTGCTGGCTTTCATTGAATGCTATTTCAGCGTTGTATTTGGCTAAATTGGCGGCTTCCTCATTGCCCAGACCTCTTTTTTGCGCACGTTTATATTCAAAATTGTAAACGGCTCTCGCTCCGGCCGCACATGTCAGCGCATCAATAAGCTTGTTGGGATACATGCCTGCATTGGTAAGTTTCTCCAGCTTGTTTTTGAATGCATTTTCATCCTTTAATGCTTCGATCCCCATATTTCCCGTATCAACCCGTTCTTCAAAAGAAGGAAGATACTCCTTCGCCCATTTCATGTTTCCTGCCGGGGTGAATATGTATTTGAACAAATCAGCCTGATACCCCGGATTTCCGCTGTATGCGGAAAATGCCGGATAGGAGAGCACCTGCTTCATTGCGGTGTTGAGTCTGAATGCGATATTGGAACCTGCCCAATACCTTAGTATCTTGTTTAGTCCGTTGTTGAGCGAGTCTTGTTTCTGCTTGTCGTTGAAACTCCGTACGGCCACCTCCGCCGCTCTCATGAAGATATCAAACATTCCTTTATGGTTCGCCTCCATATAGTTCTTGAAAGCCTTGCTTCCCCGCAGGAAATTAAGATCCTGGCGCAGCTCAGCCGTTGCCGCCCAAGTTTCCATATCTCTTCCGTATTTTAGCATCAGATCAAAAGCGTTTCTGCTAGTGTCCACCTTCAGGGTATTTATCGTACGGTTGATTATGTTTCCGGTTATTGTGCTTGGCATACCGATGATTGTTTCTCCCAGCTCCCCCTTTTCACGGATTTCGGATTTGGCTATGACCATAGGGAAATAATTCTCCCGTGAAGCCATGCTGGTTCCCGTCATTCTTACATGGACCGGATTGTACCTTTCTTCTCGTAGCCTTGGAAAGAAGTCGTCTGTGATCCATTCTCCGAGTTTCATGTATTTATCGCCTATAAAGGATTCTATCTCGGTCATGCTGTCTTCCGTCCATCCGTCCGCCTCTAGCTTCATCTTTCCGTCCGGCTGTCTCCATGTGAGCCATACATAGAACGCCTGCCCTTTGTTTAGGTTTGCCTCATACAGGTCGCCCTCCTTATGGTAATTGCTGTCGTACATATATTGTTTGTGAATCCTTTTTTCTGATTTTTGAGAATCCCTGAATACATTTTCCATTGATTTTCCGAACAGTTCCTTTATTTTTTCTTCCAGTTCTTTGTTGTAAGCCTTTACCCCCAAATATATCCTATCGTTGGCTTCCACCACTCCATGACTGCTTTTCATGAAATAATCGTATAAGGGGCCTTTTCCTATGGCGTGGTTCCTGTCTATGGCTTTCAGCAGATAATCGAAACTATACATGGGATAGGCGATAAAGTCACCGATGCTTTGCAATATGGACACAGTTTTTTCCATATTTGTTTCTTTCTCGTTTATACCTTTTATTCTTTTATCTTTTACGGCATTTATTCCCATGCTGATAATTCTTCCCCGGTGCGCGGCTTTTTCCTTGTTCAGCATGGCAAGGCGGCTTTTCCCGGTATCAACAAGTTCTTTCAATTCATTGTACACATTATCGGTTATCCTTATTAACTCTTCCTGCGCTACGGGTATCTGTGCAGCTATTTTCTCAGCCTCCTGCAGATAAAACTTTCGTGCTTCACCCTTGTTGTTGTAGGCGGCTCTTCTGGTGGTCACAAGATCGCCCTCCAGTTTGTCCAGATCTCGTTTCATTTTTCTGGATTCGGCCAATAGTTCGCGTATGGAAAGAGAATCATACTCATCGGCCATAGTCTGTGTGAACACACCTGTTCCTTCCGCCGCTTCATCCATGGCATTCTCTAGCTCTTCCCGGCGCTTCCGTATCTCTTCAACGGATTCAAGTTCTTTAGTTTTCAGCAGTTCGGCTCTTTCTTTTAATAGATTATCCCTTCGGCTTTTCATTTCATTCTGCTGACCGGTAAGTATGGTGATGCTTTCAGGGGATGTCTCAGATTTTATGAGTTTTCCCAGTTTTACAATTTCGCTTCTTACGGCACGGAGTTCACTGTCAGCGCTTGTTAGCAACAGGTCTTTGTAAGCGGATCGTATACTGTCAAACACACGTCTGGTAGCCTCATCAACAACTATCCCTTTTGATACGCCTCTTGTATCCTGCCCGGAAAGCTTCGTTTTTATCATTTTTTGCATCCTTTTCACCGAACTGTCATATTGGGCATAGTTTATCAACTTTTCAACAAGATTTAGTGGTTCCTTGAGTTTATTTGTTGATGCGGCCTTGTTTACTTGGGCAATCAGTGACTTTATCATATGTGGCCCCATTTCTTCTCCCGCTTCCTTGGTCAGTCTTTGATCTATAAAGGAAAGCATGGCTCTTGACGCAGTCTCGTATTCCTCTTTATTTCCTTTTCGTGCCTGATCCAATTGCTTTTTCAATTCCCGTATCTCTTCTTTCAGATTTTTAATAATCTCCTTCTTTTCTTCCTTTCCTGAAATACGGAACAAGGTCTCTCCCTGAGGAACAGACGGGATGGTACGTGAACTGCCTGAGAACTCACCAATTCCCAGTTTTGAACGCATGACGGTTTCCTTTGCCACATCAACAGGATAGTTTGACTGTTTCAGTCTGTTGTGGCTTTCATAAAGGATGTATCTCAGCTCATTGTCCGTCAGTTCAAATCCCAGATTCACTTTCGCTTTACGGAGCATGTCTATAAAGAAGGTTTTGATTCGTGTCCATAAGGACTGCTCCGCAAAGGTAGCCGGTCCGCGTTCGGACAGGTCTGCCATATATTCCTCTGTTGCTGTACGGATGGATATGTTCTCATTTTCCGCCATCCGGTTGATGGTCTGTCTGATTGATGGTGCGGCATTGTTGTATACATTGTCAAGGAAGGTATCGAAGTCCTTTCCGAACAGCTCACGCAATCCCTTATGTGCCACCACCTCATGGAATATAGTCGCCTGTGCGTCCTCCACGGATGTTGTATTTGGCATATATAGATATACCTTGTTCTCCTTTGGTGAGTACCATCCTTTGATGTTGGCTCCCGATTCGATACGTCTGCGCGCCTCGCCTTGTGGAAGCTGGTCTTCGGAAGTGATTTTTTCTATAGGTGTATGAAGAGATTCAGAAAGTTCATTCACTGCTGTATTCATGGGAGCAGACACAGAAGCATAAGCCTCCAAAGCGTCGTTTATAAATATCTGGTCTTCTCGTGCTACATCTTCCGTTTCCGAAGCAAGAGTATTGCGGCGTTCCTCAGGTGTCATATTCATACGGGATTGTACATTACGTGCTTCAACTTCACCTGAAAGTTCATTGTATCTGTCGTTTTCTCCACCAAGTCCAAATTTTTCAATAAGAGATTGATACTCATTATAAGCATCCTCATATCCCTCTTTATCATAACCCCGTACCCAAAGATTGAATCCCTTATCAAAAGCATTACGGCTGGGGATAAAGCCATCCCCAAACTCGAATCCATCTGAGTGATATTCATTTACCAAAGCATTATAAACATCCATCTGTGAAGCGTCTTCTCCAAGTTCCTCACGCTTGTCAGCAAACTCTTCAATCATAGACCAGGCATCGCGCTTTTCTTTTAATGCGTCAAGGTGTTTTCTATAAGTCATACTGTTTCCACCACGGGCGAATCCTTCAATTGATTGTACGGTATGCTGTACCTCATGCGCTAAGATACTACGGAAATCCGCTCTGTCTAGGACAGACTCATTCACACGTATCAAGTTTTGGCTTTCATAATAAGTTGCTCCTGTATTGCTTGTAGGGGCGTTGTATATCTCCACGCGTATCTGCTTCAACTCCGGATACGCCTTAAACAAATTCTCATCCTTCACATAATCGTCAAGATAACGCACGTCGTTCGCTTCGTATGTGGCGCGAAGTTCTTCTGCCTTTTCTGATAATTCATCAAAACGGGCTGCCTCTTCTTCCGTCAGCTCTACTCCATCAAACAGTTTGTCGCTTAGCGCATCATACTCTTTGCCCCATGACAGGTTGGACCAAAGTCTGTTTCTTCGCGCAAGTCCTTTCGGATCAATCTCAAAATCCTCCACTTCATATCTCCATTTTCCGTCAGCCCCACGTTCCCAACCTGTAGCCAGCTTGATTTTCCTAGCATTTTCTTTTTCATTTGTTTGGAGAAGAGAAACTAATTTCTTATCTTTGATATTGGAAATAGGAGCAGTTTGTATTTCCCCTCTATTCGTCGGACGATTCCGGTCTTCTGTTCCAGCATCGGGCGTTGAAGACAATTCAGTCGAGGAGGAAGGATTTATTAGGGCAAGTTCATTTATGAGTTTGCCCTTTTCTATGTGTGTGAGTTTGTGGTCATAATAACGGTTCCCGTCTTTTTCTTCTGCTTCTACCATACGGACTGTATAATCTTCACTGCCAATTTTCAACCCACATATATAATAATGATAAGCCACTACATTGGGATTTTTCTGTACGTCTTGGTTTTCAGAACTATCTATATATATAGCGTTTTCTATAATTGAAGGAATGGCTGCCACACTCTTGATTTGTACAGTGTCGTTAAGCGTGTCGTGCTGCAATATTTCTTTTAGACCACCGTTCTTGCGGCCTCTTTGTAATTGAATGGTTCTTCCTGTGTCTTTGTTTGTATATTCTCCTTGTAAATTTTTCCCGTATTCCAATGCGTTTTTCTTATACTGTTTTAAATCATCGCTTGGAGTCACTTCTTTGCCCGTAATCTCTATCGGCTCACTCTTCCGCAGCTTCTCAATGCGCCCTTTCTTCGTATTGAAAGCGGATTCCATCTCTCGTGCTACATTCAGGTTATCAAGGCGGGTAGTTGCTTCCTCTGCCTTATCCAGTTTGGACGCGCCTTCCTCTCCAATAAAACGATATCTTACATCCGCTTTTCTTGCATTGAATCGCTTGGAAGGAGGAATAATATTACCTTTGTCGTCACGGGTTATCAGGTCATTCAGTTTTCGGTTGTTTTTTGTATTCTTGTAGCGGTAATCGCTCCTGTCATCATATCCCCATTCGTTGATATCATTTCCGTCCCAATATAGATTTTCGGCTGGTACTTCTTCCTTCATAATTCTGTAATTGCCGTTTAAGGCATGTTCTCCATGAACTTTTACATAGGATTCAGACAGGGAAACCCAGTCACCGTTTCTTACCTTTCCTTCTTTCAATGATTTTGGAACGGCACGATAGATGGTAACGGTCGGTTTTTCTCCTTTGTCAATGGCAGACAATGCTTCATTGATTGCGGCGGCACTTTCATTTTTGTATTGATCCCTGTTCATGCGAAGCTGCTCATTTAAGGATTCGCGTATCTGATCTTTGTTTGCGGCAATGTCAACCATGTTTTTATCAATTCCTTCCTCATCATAAGAGGGGGCGCGGTGTGCCATTCTGAATTCATCGGCGGAAACATAACCGTTTCTTCGTGCGGATTCGTGTATGATGTCACGCATACGGGCTTCATTATTTTCTTCCATAGCCTTGAAATAGGCCTCATCCATCTCTTCATCCGTCATCAGTTCAAATTCCTTTAGACGCTTCTTTTCCGATTCGGCTTCTTCCTCCGCACGTTTACGGGCGGCTTCCATCATTTTACGGGCTTTCATTTCCTCTTGCACGTATTCATCTCTCAAGGCATCCACATCACCGAACTTTTCATACAGCTCTTTTTTGATCGGAGAAAAAACTTTTACGAATTGCCCTAATGACAGGTTGGAGTTCTGGAGACGCACATTTCTGCTGATTGATTTGAAAGCATAACTTGCGCCACCCAGATTTTTCATTTTCATGGATTGTGCGTACTTTTTTACATCGGCTTCATCAAGGTTGTGCTTGTTGGCGAAAGAACTTATTTTCTCATTTCCAACCTCGCGAAACCGGATGTCACTGCCTTCGGAAGTAAGTATCTCATTGCTTTCGTCATTCATTGCGCGTAAGCCGGAATATTCGGCTTCAAGTTCCTGCTGTTCCTGGTTCAGTTCCTGTTGCTCGGAGAAAACAGCGTCTCTCTCAACGGAGTCATTTCCGGCTTCTACCAGAATATCCTCCAGTTCTATCTTCCTGTCCTCTATTTCGGCCAGTCTTGTTTCTATGTCCTTCATTCTGTCCGCATTGGCGGATTCTATGGAAGGTGCAAGTTGCACAGGATTCACGCTCTTGTATTCAGAGAACGGCTTTGTCTTTTTTACAGAAGAATCAATCCATTTATAGAACTCATCCTTCGTTACTTCTGTAATGGTACTTATTCGGTTCTCCCAACCGGGAGAATAGTTTGCAAGATAAGAGGAACGTGCTTCATCCATAGACGGAAAACCGTACATTACCTTACTTTCGTCAAATTCACCCTTTTCATTGAGCTGGTCTACTACAAACACATTTCCTTCGGACGGATTGTCTGACAGGAAGATGTCTATATGGTCACCGTCCACGGCTTTCGTGCCACGGATATAGCCGTAGTCGTTGTTCATGGTAATGCTCCATTCCTGTCCGTTGGCATCCTTTCCGCTACGGACGGATCCTTTCGGATTTTCTATGGTAATATCATATCCATCAAGTTTAATGTGACCTTTCTTATAGTTCCCGGCTTCCTTCTGCGCTTCAGTAGGAGAGGTGTCGACCATTTCGCGTGCTTCCGCGATATGGTCTAGGAGTTTGTTTGTGGATGTGTTATCTTGTACATTGTCATTCTGAGGATGCAGTCCTTCATCAGTCTGTCCTTCCATTTGTCCGGATTTTCCTTGATATCCTTCAGTTCCGACGGCATGAACAGGTTTTTCTCCTTGCAGAACCGCATCGCCTCTTTCGCGTATGCCAAATATTCCTCCTTGCTCATCGCTTTTACGCGTTCCGATTCCTTCGTCAGTTGGATTCTCTCTTCTGTTGTCATATTCTTGTTGCTTTATTATTTTATCGGCAAATGTATTATAAAATTCAGACTTTTCTTCATTCGAATAGACATTTGATTCAGAAAAGGCCTCATCATTAACCCATGCTTCATATTCATCCGGAGACATGTGGTATTGTTCTTGGTAGAATTGTTCTTTTAGTTCATCCTCATATTCTTTTTCCGCATCTATGGCGCGTTGCGCTTCTTCGGTTCTGTTGTTTCTTATCATATTGCTGATATCACCAAAAGTTCGGCTTTGTTGTAGAACGGATAGGATCGCGTTTGTGCCGGCCATGCCGGTATTGTCATTTTCCAGTCCTTCTTTCGCCACTATTGCCGGATAACTTTCATGGGCGATGCTTATCAGTCTGTCTCCGGCTTCTTCTACGGTCATACCCCCCTTCTCTTTTTTTCTGAAGATGGAAAGAAATGGCGTCAGGTCTTTGTGACTTAAGCCAGTCATGTTTCTGACACTTCTTTCTCCTGTCATTTGCAGGAACAGGGATTTTCCCAGTACCAAGGATGCAAGCTCTTCCAAAGTTTCCGGCTCGGTACGTGACAGAATTTCCTGAACAAGAGGATTTTCCGGAAGCTCCGTATCCGTTATTGACTCAGATATTTTCGCAGCAGGCTTCTGAATACTATTTTTCCTGCCAGTGTCCGGAATTCCCTCTGGTCCCATGCGTTCTTCACCTGTTCCCTTAGCTTCGGGTCTCTTCTCAGTTCCTCTTTCTTTGCCTTGTTCGCTTGTTTCTGAAACTGGTACGGGCTCATTTGTGTCATTTCCATTCGTGCCAGTCTTACTGCTTTCTGATATTCCATTTGTTTGGTTATTATTAGTTTCTGTTATGGGTATGACAGAGTTGTAGAAATTCTTTATTTCTTCATTCTCCGCTTTTGCTTCTCTAATAGCGTCCCTTATCTCATTTCTTTTTCCCCGTGTGGCGGATGACAGGGATTCATTCAATTTAGCTATCTGTGCATCACTCGCCTCTATATCCTTTCTCAAGTCATCCAGAGCGGTTTCAAGTGATTCTGTCAGATTTGTGTATTGGAATGACTGCTGTGGCGTCAGAGATTCATAATCAATGCTTCCGTCCTTCTTTTTAGGAAAGGAGGATATAAGTTTGTCCAGTTCGGATTTTTCGTAAGTCGGACTCTCTGTGCTTTCCTGCAATGGTTGGTTTCCCATCTCTTTTCCTTCAGGAGCGGTTTCATTTGTTGAACTCTTGGATTTTTTCACCCAATCGGTGTACTCTTGGACGGGAACCGCACCTAACTGGTATGCTTCATTTTCCAATATATTCATTGATACCTCATCGCTTTTGACCTCATTGTACTCATCGGTTGGAACGACAAACATACCTCCGATTTCCTCATCAAAACCGATAATGGTCATACTTTCTCCTTCTGGAGTGATATAGGAGGCGCCGATTTCCGGAGCCGCTTCCGCATCATCTTTTCTTTGTGCGTCAAATAGCGACTGTTTGTATTTGAAATATTGCTCTTCTGTCACGAGTACGGAACCTGTTTCATTACCGTTGTTGTCTATGATCTTCCCGGACCATCCGCCGGGAACTTCCTCATCAAGTACTATCTCTTTGCCTCCTGTATATATCTTGTCACCTTTTTCGGGTTGTAATGCAAGTACTTCCGGACTGAATTTCCGAATTAACTCTTCCTGTCTTCTATTTTCATCCTCTTGTGCGTATTCAGTCCGTATTCCGGCTTTGTCCACATTGTCTTTCATGGCCCGGAGTTGTTCATCGCTGACAGAAACCGGCTCCCGACTTCCTTCCATGAGTACGGACCAATTGCCCATTGTATCCTGACCAACAACAGAAATGCCGGTCACTGTGCCATTATCATCCGCTATGCTGAATGTCTGTCCTGCGGATATGGGCTGTGCTTCCATGATTGCGGCATCGGCGTTGTATGCGCCAAGCATTTGTTCAAGAACTTGATCCCGTCCGACCATTGAGATCTCTGTGTCTGCATTGATTCTTACAGTCTTGGCATTATTCTCATCAAATGAGGCGAATATCGGACCTTCTGGACCGTTTTCCAATGGCACTACCATGAGTGTGCCTGTTTCTCCGGGTTGCCCAGTGGCATCTATACCATTTATGACAACTCCGTAACTGTGCTCCTTGTCTCCGAATCTTCCTAACGGAATAGTGACAACTTGTCCTTGGGGAGACATTTGCTGGACTTTGACAGCCGCCTGTTCATATTCGGAAGCATGAGCCTCATCCAATGCGTCCTCAACTGCGTCATGACGGTCTTTCTGCCGTAGGTAGTCCGTAGCCAAACGTCTGGTCTCTTCGTCCATGACATCCAGCATTTCCGCACGTTGGGCGTCATTGGCACCGGCAAGCGCATCTATGGCTTCATCATCCAGTACGGATGAAAGGCGTTCACGGGAAACTTCCTCACGGAGGACTGTCGTGCGCATGGCTACTGGATCATGAGTTGTATAGATATCCGTTCCCTCTTCTTGTGCTGCCGTGCGCTTTTCGGACTCCTCACGGGTCTGCTCTCCTGCAATGTCCTCCATGGCATTGTTCTTCGCAATGTCAAACGCATATTCTATCTCGGCCTTTTTCTCTTCCTTGCTGAGGCTACCGTCATTCATGGTTTCTTTGATGAAAATCCTTATGTCGTCATTGCCACGTTCTTTTGACATACGTTCCAGTTCGGACAGTTTCTCCTGTTGTTCTTTGGTCATGTTTCCGAAAGCCGCATTCATCTTCTGGCGGTGTCTTACCCTTTCAGCCCCCATGCTTCCAAGTCCTAATAAGCCGAAAGCGACGGAAGTGGGAGCCAGTCCAAGGAATGTGTCTATATTGTTGTCAAGGTCTGTGGCTTCTTCCAAGGTCATTTCACCTAACGGGACATTTGCAAGATTATTATACACCTCTTCCATATATTCTTCGGGTAGCCCGTGGAACTGCGCTTTTTTTGCGGCTTCTTTGAAAGTAGGGTTGTCCTTTATCTCCCTGTATAGCTTACCGGCCCTGCTGTTCGTTATATATTTCATGAATTCACTTGCGCCACCGGGAACGGTCTCTTCCACATTATTCCATATTCCTTTGCCCAGTCCTTTGAATGCGTTGAAAATCATCTCGGATTGGTTCTCAAGAAAAGTGGAAGCGATTGATTTGCCGATGGCTTTACCCATATCCATTCCTCCTTCACGTCCTCCATAAGTCAAGTTTCCATCCTTGTCAACATCAAACAGAATATTCCCCATCATTCTGTCTTGTGCTCCTGCGGTGACACGCGCCAGTCCTGTTGTTCCTTCCATTCCTGCTGCGGCCAAAGCGTCTCCGGCAAGACGTGCCCCCATTTTTGACATTCCTTTTTTCATGGCGGACGCGCCGAATTTCTTCATACCGTATTTTAGAATGCTTTTGGCTATTCCCTCACCTGCCGCCGATATCGGGTTTATGGCGAATTCCAGCATGAACGGGATACTGGCTCCTGTGGTTTGTCCAGCCTTGTATCCTCTTCCCAAATCGGAGGAATAATAGGCGTTGACCGCCATGTTGGTGACAGCGGCGTCAAGCAACTTCTCTTCAGAAGGTGAGAGCTTTTCTCCTTTATCCGCTTTCTCCACCACATTTTTCAGACGGATGCCGCCTATCATGTCGGATATGCCTAAAGTCCATTGTTTGGGATCAAATGCGGTATCGGCGAAACCACGCGCTAGACCGCTAAAAAAGTTTGTTTTTCCTTTCTTCCCGGCTTCCTCTATAATATTGTTCGATTCATCAATAAGGTCTTTCGCCCCTTCCAAATAAGTCCTTTCTCCTCGGTACTGTGCTAATGTAGGATCTTCCCTTGTATTCATTCTGGCATTCACCATCGCATTACCGGAATCGTTTCTTAGTATTTTCTTTTGTTTGGTAATCTTTTCCTCTATGTTATCAAGGTCTTTGTTTACTTCATTGGTCAGGGTGCTAAGATGGGAGCCTACGCTCTTTTTGACAAATCCGGCAAGATCACGCTTCATGTCTGTACCGTAACGTGAAGTTATCTCTTTATTGTATACGTCCTGATATG